TAGTATCTGTAAGTTTCATAGTTACAAGAGTAGGATCAAACTGAGCTATCTCTTCAGGTGAGTTTCCTTGTCCAAATTCAATATCTTTATTACCTGTCCAGGGTAATCCATAACCTAAGAGTGCCATTCGTTCAGCAGCTTTCTTAGTACGATCCTGCTCTTTCTCAAAGTTTTTATAGAACTTTTCTAAAGCATTACCTGCTGGTTGATCATTAGGTTCAAGTAACCAGACATTCACATACTCATGTACTTTTAAATTACTAACAGTGCAGTCTCCCTGTGTGGTACCAGAGAAAGGATATACAATTGTAATTGTATTTTCATCTGGGACAGCACTTATTGTATATTGACCATCTAATAAATCACCACTGGTAAAATCGATAGCTACTTTTTTATTAACAAGTAAACCATGATTAACTATAGTTATATTTACATTTGGTCCATCCTGTTGATATCTTCCTTCAAAACTAAATCTGTCATTACCTTCATCATGCTTCATGGAAAATAAAGCTGCATAGATATGTTTACACCAGCGAGTCTGATAATATAAAAGACCACCAAAAGAACCTTCTGGATCATCATTATATTCAGGTACTTGATAGAAGTTACCAGTAGGTGAATATCCGAAATCACTAAAGACTCCAGGATTATCTCTGGAATCAATTACATTACCTTCTCTATCTTGTCTCGTACCTGGAATTACACTCTCAATTCCAGTAGTAGGAAATCTATTATCAGTAGTATCTTTATATAGATTATATTTTCTACGACGCATAAAGTCTGAACAACTACATTGATATCTAACCTCTGTAGTAAGAAATCTATCCTGTGCTGCAAGAAAACCTCTCGGTGCTGGAGTTACTGTCTTAGGTTTATTATTAACAACTTCTACTCCATAACTTTCATCACGTTTAAATAATATTTCATCAGTTGTCAGATCAACTCCAGTGACTGTATTACCTACATAATTATTAAAATCAAATCCTTTTATTCTTCTTTGAACTTTTACATTACCACTGGCTGTTGCACTGATAATAGATTCAGCTGTAAATTCAGTTGTACTTGTGACTATTATTTTATATAAACCAGTTTTTGTATTACCAGATGTCACCTTTAAAAAAACTTGATTATCTGTAGATAATCCATGAGGAGAACTACAGGTTACTGTGACTGTATTACCTGATTGAGAATAAGTAGAATTAAGTCCTGAATCACGTTCTACTACACGATCAACAAGTCTTTCTCCAGCTAGCAATGTAACTGGAGTTGGCATACTTCTTATCTTTACTCTCTGCTCCGTCCATCTGGTATCAGCAAATCCTTCTGCAGTATCTGCAAATTCCTGTCTTATATTTACAGTTCCAGCTGTTGTTACTGAGGCTGCACTTGTACATGTAAAGGTGTCATCAGTCACAGAAGTTATAGTCAATGTTTCATCGACTGCAGTTCCAGATGTGTAATCAAGAAAAGCACTTTCTCCTACACGTAAACCATGATTGACTGAAGTTACAACAACAGTGGTATTAGTTTTGTTATAAGTTCCTGCAGTTGCTGCGGTGACATATCTAACAGAATCAATGGGTAAACCAAGATCATAAAGATTAAGACTATTGGCATCACGAATACCAACTGTATGTTCTCCTTCTTCATTACCAGAACTGGGAAAAGTAAATATTCTTACAGGTACAAAAAGACCTGGAAAGAATTGGAATGTAAAAAACATTCTAAAGTCTCCCCTGGTGTTTCTGCCTGTAGCAGATGATGCTAAATATTGTTGAGTTATACAGTAAAGCTCATATCCACGTCTCCATCTAGACCATGTACTATCAAAATCATAAAATCTTACTTCACTATAATCATCCTGTCTACCTGGAGGAACAAACTGATATGGTGTATCAATATAATCACCTTGATTTGATTTCTCTTTCTTTAGTACAGCATCTGAGAAACCTTTAAAGGAATTATCAAAAGACGTACCAAAACTAGATCGTCTTCTTGGCATTGACCTTAGTAATATCCACCTTGAACATTTACATAGAATCCATTTGTCAATGAACCTATACCACCAACTCCTACATATATAGCTGATCCACGAGGTAACATTAATCCTCTTAATTTAGGAGCAATCGTACTGGTAGAACTTGTAAAGTTTCCTCCTGCATGAGGAACAGGTGAATTTATAAGTGGAAGTATTAATTTCTCAGTTAAACTAAATGATTGATCAGCTGGAACAGATTCAACATTAGCAGTAAACAAAGGTAAAAATTGAGTAGTTCCTGTGACTGTACTTACAGACACTAGATAGAATACAAAATCAGTAGGAAACTGTACTGTTACATTACCATTTGTATTAAGTGATGTGGATGCAGCAACAAAAGTTCCAGATGTAGGGACTGAAGTTACTTCATACTCACCGTCTACACCCGTTCCTGATGTAAAATCTAAAAATACTTTTTGTCCTACTTTTGCATTATGATTAGCACTAGTGACAGTTAATATAGTTCCTGCACCACCTGATCCATTATTTATAGTATAAGTAGCTGCTGAACCTGTTACAGCATCTATGAGTCTATTTACATCTTTTGTATATCTAATAAATATTTCATCTATATATGCACCACTGATCTGAGTATCTGTCAGAGCTTGGTCAACATCAAATATCTTAGTTACATTACCAATTGATGTAGGTAATAAACTAGTAGCGAATATTTGTCCTGTTTGTGTTCTAACAAGAGTACTGGTAGATGCTGGTCTATCCAGCATCATTGGTTGTTTATTTGTTGAGGTAGATGCCAATTTACTGTCCTTCTTTTAAGTTTATTTTAGCGTAACTATTTATCTTCTTTTTTGTCTTTAGCTTTAGTAGCTTTCTCTAAAGCTTCTTTACGCTTATCCTTATCGGACTTTTCTTCACCTTTACTGTCCTTCTCATTTTTATTTTTAAAATATTCGAGAAGCTGTGGGGGCATTTTTCCTTTAGCCATAATTAATACTATCTAAGTTCTGTAGCAAACATAAGTCTGGTTCCAACTGCAACATCAGCTGGTCCAGGGAGTGCCTGTATAAATTCAGCACCCTCACGATTGAATCGATATCTAGCTTGCTCAGGATTACGATAATTAGGTACGTAAAGATGTTGAGCTAATCGATCCGTCTCATATAAGTATATACCAGTCCATGTCTTGAGAGTATCTTTATAATCAGTTGTACTGATTGTTCTATCCACGTCACCAGCTATGTTTTCTCTTCTTCCAGCAGGTGTAATATTATTATTTAGAATTCCTGTCATATCTGTTCTCTTCTCTGCTTCATCACATCTTCCTACCTGTTCAACAATTTTACTGAACCAAAAAGAATCCTGAACATTATCAAGAGCTTCTTCTAATCTGGCTAAGTCACCGGCTGGTATAGATGTTTGATTATATCCTAAATGCCATTTACATTTTGATTTAGTAAATTCATCAAGTTGCATTATTCAACACGAATAAGATTATCTTTTATTAGTTCATCCCAGTCAACACGCTTAATAGATTTAAGCTGATCTAACTTGATAAACTTATCGCCTAACATAGAAGATTGTAAATCTTTTACTTCCCTGGCTGTCTTTAATCCTACACCAGGCAACGCATCAGCAAGTTGTCTAGCACTGGCAGTGTTGATATTAATTCTGGTATCTACAGGAAAGATTTCTTTCTTTGTAGGTTTTGAAGGTTTAACACCTTCTGATGCTAATTGAGCAGTCAGACGTTCTTCAGTTTTGATTTTTTCTGTAGTTTCCTGCAACTGAGGAATCAGATCTGACTCATTTACATAATGAACCTCATCTTGAGAATCAGTACACATGACAATTCCTTCACCATGCTGAGAAACTTTTTCAAGTAATGCACCTGTTGGCTTGTATCTGTATAACATTTAATTAATTATTAGCTATATAAATAGAATAACAACCCACACTTTTAGTGCAAATAAAAAAGCCGAGCAATAAGCCCGGCTCTATTTAAATTCATATCCTATGAATTAAGAATCAGTACCACCTATTTGAGATGCAAAGTCAATTAGACCTTGAATATCATTCCAGCCTACTGGCTCAGATGGACGAATGTAATTTACTCTACAAAGGATGTATGCAGCTTTACTTTCATCAGAAGCAGTATCAGAGATGAATACTCCGTCTCCGTTAACTGCAGTACCAGTAACACCATCGACGTTGTAAACCTTGAAGGTTGTGTCGGCAGTTACTTTATACATCATGGAATTTTCTGCGTTAGCTGCAGTAATACCACCTGTAGTTACAGCAGTCCAGAATGGAACTACTCCATCAACTGTTCCGTCTGTTGAAGTCATTCCTGTTCCTTGAGCAATACCGGTAGCACCGATATCTAATAAGGAAGATGCAGCAGCTAGACCAGTTGGCTGGTTAGCAGGAACACCAAGAGGTGAACCACCATTATCAGGACCTAGAAGAAGAAATTCTCCGTTAGTACCCTGAAGATCAGTTGTTACTGGGGATGCTGGGAATGTTGGTAATCCACCTGCAGGAATATCCTGAGCGATTGCCAAAGATGCTTGGTACACATAAGCAGGTTTTGTTGAACTTGCTGGTACCACTAAAGATGTACGATCATCTCTAACACGATCATCAGGACGACGATCTGGAGAAGGAATTGTGATATCGAAACTCTTGAAGTTGGCTTTTGTTCCTGATTTATTAGAAACTTTAATAAAACCGATTTGCTCGTAGAATTCGAGACCAGGCCATCCATGTACACCTTCTTTGTTATAAGAAGATAATTTGTTTATCTGATTACCGGGCTGTAATATTGCTCCGGCATTTGATTTATATGTTGCCATGTTTAGTTATCCTCCTTATATGTCTGAAACTGTGAATGCTACTGTGATGAAATCCTTATTCAAGTTTGCAAAACCAGCATATAGCTGCCAAATAAGAATGATAAATCTTGAGAAGTCATCATTGTTATTAATTAAAACTTGAGCATTTGGACCACCAACACCAACACCAATAGCTTGAGGACCGAAGAATGCAGCTGGTGGTGTGTCGTGTGAAACGGCACCATTACCATCATTTGTATTAACGGTTATTGACTTGGAAGGCATGTTAGTTGTTTCGAAGAACCTTACACCCTCAAATACAAAACCTGATGGCATAACTGGTTCACCAGCTACAAATTGTGCTTGACCAAACTGACCACCTTGATAGATAGAAGCATTAGGAGCACCCATTCCCATTAGAGGGTTAGGCTGACCCATGCCAGGATATCTAGCAACTTCTCTGAAGCCTGCATCAGCTCTTAGATCTTTCATGAATGAAGGATCAGCTACGCAACGG